TAGCTAGATCACCTTGCAACCTAAGCTCTGCTGCCTGCACTAATGCAGGACCCTTATATGGTCCAAGTCCGGTGATGCCAACTCTCGCTAACTCTCCTGTCGGATCATATCCAGCTTGCGACAACTGATTACCACCAGTGCCTGCGTGCTGTAAGTTGGTAATATCTTCACCACGTCGTTGCCTATTGATTAGGTCTGCAACAACTTCAGGAGGAGCATCACCAGTAATGCCTTGATAGTATGGCGATGATGCAGCAATCGCTAGAGCACCCGGTGTCTTGACTAGTTCAGTCAGACCCTTGATGTTCTGCTCATACATTTGCTGAGCGACTTGCTGCTTGAACTGCTCATGCTGTGCTTCAAGTTCCTGACCATACAGGTTCTTGTTAGCCTGCCGCTCGAACCAATACTGATCGAGTGCAGTCTGTGCCTCAGCAGGACTGTTCCCATAACCGCTATACGCAAGCTGTGCCAGCGTGCCTTCAATCGGATACGGATCAACCGCAGCAGGATTGAACGTGCCGTAGTTAGACGAATAGTTCTGTGCCATAGCTTATCCGTTCGCTGGATCGATCTGTGGTCCATTCGTGTTACTGCCACCGAGCCAACCACCGATCTGCTTAATCAAGTCCTGACCACCACCACCTTTACCGAAGAATGTGCTTACATCCTTCAGTCCGCTGATGGCTTGGTTCACGCCGAAGTTCGGATCACCAACAGTCTTGCCTATGTTACCATAGGCTGCATCAAGCTGTCCTGGCTGTGTGTATCCCTTCGGTGTAGTGTATGCAGCATTGCCTGCACGCTGAGCTACAACTTGTCCCATCGTGTTTGCGATAGAGCTAGGCTGGACTTGTGTCTGTCCGAGATTAGGTGTGGCAAGACTACTTGTGCCACCCGCAAGTGACAGTGCGTTGCCTTGTCTCGTCTGATTGATGCTATCTGCTCCTTGCAGTCCTGCAAGCTGTGCATCGATCAACGACTTTCGTAGACTATCTGCTTCTGTTCTACCGAGTTGTGCGAGAACCGGGCCGCCAGCAGAGCCAGTGCGAGCAATAGAACGTAGAGTATCGGCCCTAAGAGGATCATAAGCTTCACGCTGAGCCGTGACAGCTTGTTGGGTGAGTAGCCCCGTGAGGGCTTCTCGTGACATAGGCGATGTGTTCGTAAGCTCGCGGATCGCTGTATCCGCAGCCGGGCCAGCAAGTTGCGCACGACGTATCGCATCGCGGTTAGCCAATTCTTGCTGCATTATATCGGTAGTGTTTTTGAGAATACTTGCCTGATCGGCAGCAGTCTCAGTCTGCTGTGGCAGTTGTCCGTATACTGTCCGCCACGTATTCGTAGCTGGATCATACTGGACAGATGTGCCAAAGCTATCGGTTGTGCCTGCTACAGCACGTCTATTCGCAAGTGCTTGCTGCTGCATCTGTGCAGTAAGCTGATCGCGATCAGACTGTAGCTGCATCCATGACGTGTCTTGTGCAGGAGTAGCACCGCTACGTCCCATCGCACTGAGGCCAGCCGCACCTAGTGTTGCAGCGCCACCAATTAGTGCAGCGGTAATCGCCATATCACAGAACCTTCGTATACATGCGTTCAGTCTCGACAAAGCCTAGCTTCGGAAACAGTGGCTCGACTTTGTAGATCGATCGATGACCATGCACGATCATCTTCACCCCGTAAGCAACAAGATGCTTCTCTGCATACTTAACAAGATCAGTTGCAATACCTCTGCCGCGATAGTCGGGATTGACGCCGAGTGTATTACAAATTGCGGTCTTCATACCGTAGTGCTGTGGGTGCAGCATGAGGAGATACATGTTGACACCCACGAGCTTAGTGTCTTCTCGTGCAGTATACAGCAATAATGAGTGCTTCTTTTCCAACTTAAGGAAGAACGGCCAGTGTATCATCAGTGGTGGTATGCCTTCTTGTGCATTAGTACGAGCGTAGTAGTCAGCAATCAGATCTGCTACTTCATTCACACAAAGCCTAAGAAGTTCACTGTGTATAAGCACTAAAACGCTCCAGTGCTACCCAATCCACGCTTCTTCTGTGCTTCAGCATCATCTTGTGGACCAGCGCCTTGTGGTGCTAGCGGATTAGCACCAGCACCGGTCACTGGATTAGTGGCACCTTGCACCGCACCACCTGCATTCATCAGATCGGTGAGGTCTGCAAACTTACTGCCACCGACTGCATTGCGCAATGCTCCTTCAAATCCTGCTTGATCTTTGGCAGCCAAGCCTGCCGCTTGCGCGCTGTAGGCACTCGGGTCAAAAGTCCCACCCAACGTAAGATTATTCGCCGCAGTGCGCGCACCGCTGATGATATCATTAATCCCCTGCCTGTTCGACGCGATAATGTTCGAGCCAAGACTTTGTAGTGTAGACTGTGCTGCACTCTTCTTCTGATTGAGTGCATCGAGTGCTGCACTGTAACCAGCATCAGTAAGCGTGCCACGCTTCTGTGCATTCGTAAGCTGTGCAGTCAGTGGATCGAACTGCTCACTCAGTATCTTGGCATAAGAGGCATCACCGATATTATCACCAATCGACCTTGTGGCGTAGTTTGGATCAAAAACTGAGTTGAGGGTATTACCCGCCGCAGTGCGCTTGTCTGCCAACGCTTGTTGCACGATCTGATCGCCGATGCCTTGATATGCAGCACCCGGATTTGGCGACAAGTTCTGAATTGTATTCTGCGCTGACGTGAGCGCTGGGTTGATATACTGATCCATATAGCCCGTCGGATCGACACCTTGCGCTTGGAACCTCCGAATGGTTGCGTTCATCGCATCGTTATACGCATTCGACTTACTGGTGTTGAAGTTAGTCTGCTGCGTCTGTGCATCAGCCGCAGCTTTCGCTGCATCAGCATCACTCTTCGTCTGCGCATCTTGTCTACGCTGCGCTTGATATGCAGCTAACTGATCCTGTGCAGACTTCTTCGCACCATATTGCACCTCACCAGGAGATGCACTAAATGTCATGCCAGTTTCAGGATCAACAGCAGTTTGCTGTCCCCATAAATACTGTGCTTGCGCATCATTGCCGCCCTTACCGCCTTTGCCGCCACCGCGAAGGCCAGCAAATGTTAGATGGTCGATCTGACCCCCTGGTGTCCACATTACGTTAGCCTCTTCTGATAGACTGTTCCGAACTTCTCAAACCCTGCATGTATGTAGAAGCGATACACTGCATGACTGTCGATCGATGCAATGTCTCCTGTTTGCACGAGCACGGCTTTGCAACTCTGCGCCCATGCTTCAAGACCTCGCAGTAGCATAAGCCCAACAGACGCACGCTTGGGCGTTCCTTCTTTGACGTAGAGCGCGTCCTCGATAACCATCTGGTGCGGGCTAAAGAAGAACGGCGTGAGATGTGCAACTACTCCTCCGACGTATTGGTTGTCTTCGTTGACTGCGAAGCGGGCGTATGAGTTTCTGTCTTGCGCAACGTCGATAAACGTAGCTGTGCAATAGTCCCAGTCGAAGGGCGGTCCTTGTCTTCCGAATACTCCCAAGGCGTGCAACTCACGAGCCAGTTCCACGCAATACGGAATGTTTCCCGGAGTGAGCGCGACATACATCATCCCTTGCGTATGCTTCCGGCCAGATAAGCCAGTGAAAGGCTGACAAAGCGGAGTGCTGTAGTAGCCGCTCCACTGAACCTGAACTTGAGTATGTTGCCTTTGACGTAGAACGCATATAGCCGCTCATCAGATGTGGTCCAGGGTGCAACTGGCACTGGTGTTGCTGCTTGGTTGTCTCCAGCAATGAACTGCATTTGAGCATACGGACTGTCATTACCATTATACTGATAAATGTTGTCTACGTAGCATCGAACAGTGAACTGCGCAGTGCCTTGCGTATCCATCGCAAGATACTTCACCACCTTCTGGTTCATGCGATGCTTGAGATCAGTCCACGGCATCTCCCAATCGAACACGATCGGAACACCATTACCGCCATTGACCGCAGTATCACCTAAGTAATCTGCGTGCTGTGCATCATCGAAGTCATACGAATACAGCTTATGCCCCTGACTGAAGATGATGTTCTGCAACGCAGTGCGACAAGCTGACTGCCACTTCCACCCACGCAGTCTCGACCACGACTGCACTTTGAGTGATGGGATGTTCGTGTAGCTGAAGCAGATCGTCTCCTGCAATACATTGAATTGATCGAACACTGGCACGAACAGCATATACCTGAAGTTACGCAAGTCATAGACCGCGAACATATACTGCTGTATCTGCGCTGTGCTGAGCGGCTGAATGGTAGACGTAGTGAGCGGATCAATCAGGTGACTCGCCCGCAACGGTCGCAGTGTATAAAATACATTGATGCGGTTGATGGAGTTGATGCCGACGTTGTCGTTAAAGAATGTGTCATCTCCCACCGACACCAAGGATCGATGACACAAGCAACCATACTCTTCGATGAACCCATCATCGGTTGGAGTATGGACACTTGGCGATCCTGTGTAGATACCAAGATTGATGGGCAATACGCCACGTTCAAACGTGACGAGCAATTTATCTCGGTAGGCGACCATGCCAGTAATCGTAGAGCTACCAAGGCTAACACGAGGACCAAGATCCAGAACAATGGCATCATTTGGCGCGGGATCACCAAAGAACGTGCCACTCGTGCCTTTAGCCGAGATAAACAACGAACTGGGTGCTGCCGGAACACCAGCGATGATGGTGTATTGTGAGTGTGCAATTACATACTTCCCAACAGGCGTGTTGATGTTCGACAGCGTAGCTTCATCGACCAGATACTGAGCTTGCATATAGTTCGGATCGGTAGCTGCACCTTTCACGATGATCGGTTTGTCCGATCCGTTGCAACAAATGAGATCACTATTAAAGATGGTGAAGCTGGTGTATGTGGTTGTGTTCCACGGCTTAGTTCCTGCGGGTGCCCCGACACGCGACATATTAGTGCCCGCACCGGTGCCATCAACTTTCGTAAACCCACCTGACTGCTGCACACCAATGATGTAAGCGTTGAAGTAGACATGATTGACAACATCACTGCTGTCCCACAAACTATCGCTAAACAGCTTAGTGCCAGGACGAAGCGAAAGTGAGCCATCGGTCGCACGCTCCAGATTATCTAGGATGCGTGAATACTTCGGTGCCATGTTCAAGTCGGTGTCTGATACGTTCAGTCCACCATCGAACGCACGCACAGTA